TCAGAAAAGCGTCAAAGAATACATGGTCATATTTTGGCCTGGGTTTTGGAACAAGCTAATCTCGGGATCGGGATAACCAGTGATATAATGGAAGCGCACCAGATTTCCTGGCAACCCTGTATTAGATTCTTCCTTGTAGATCTGAACGGAGATTGCCTGTCGCCCCCCTTTCTGAATCCCGCAGCAATCCAGAATTTTCCCAGGTGAGAATCCGCCATGAACTCCGCGCTCTATAGGTTCGTCTGTTAGCTCAGTGTAAGAAGGAACGTCCGGCGCATAGAGCACAGTCCGCGTCCAGCCGCTTTGAAAGCTGTCCTCCTCATAAAAAAGAATGTCAAAGAAACTTTCGCCAGCCAGAACCCCTTTAATATAAAAATCCGATTCATAGACCTCTGACCCGCTGATCTGATAACCATCGCCAACAAAAGGCCCGCTACCAATAGAAGACTGGTACACCATCCTGTAGTCAGCTACGACAAATCCGAATCGCGCATCAATACCATATACAGCACCAGGCTCAACGTAACGCTCATAATCGCTTACCGAAGCACTCCCACCCGTAGCCTGACCATCAACACTTGACCAACTGCCGTTCAGAGAGCGAGAGGCTGTATCGCTTACCCCGAAATCAAGCAAAGTGTCACCGTTGCTGAGGACAATACGGTTATGACCAGAATAGCTCACCGTTCCGTTGCTTTGTTGAGTTCCGCTTCCAACCAGCGAAGAGCCTCCGTTCTCACCGGTAACCGTCTCGAACTCACTTACCCGAGATGAGCTGCTTGAGCTAACTGACTGCTGGAGTTCCAGGTAGGCAATAACTTCTTCATCACCAATAAAATCGGCGTAAATCGGTTGAAGCAGTGGATATCGGGTGGTTGTTCCGGACGTGGTGTATTCCCCCGAGAAGAATGCGCCGGTAGATACGTGCGCTATCTCCTGATACCGGTGTCCGATCTCATCCCCCTCATCAGACAGTTTTTCGAGCTGAGTAGTGCCGTCTACGTTCCACCGACCCACATACATGGCCTTTCCAGGCACCTCAAACCCACCACTTAAGGTAATTTTTTCTATAAACGTACATACCGCCTGAGTTCCGGACGCATTGAAATACCAGTCACTAACCGGCCAATATTCTTCATCAATTGCCGGATCAAAAAAGCCAATCTGGGTTGCCGGGCCAACCTCCTCATAAAGCGGGTTAAGCGGAACAGACCACATTTGATATCGTGTTCCGGAAAGAAAATTATCCGATACAACCATAATCAAATACAGCGCGTCCTCAGTGCGCAGAAAGCACGCGCCGCGCACATAAGGGAAACCGGGGGAGTTCATCAAAACCCGACCCTTATGGTAAACGGAGCCGCCCGGCGCCGTACGCTGCCCCCAAAGAGAAGAAGGATAAAGGTCGTAATAGTAGGTATTGAATTCACGGGATGATGGACCGTCCCAAGATAAGATGTCATCGTCCCGGTTGCCAACCCAATTCCGCCGGCCATGAAGACTTTCGTTCCCACGCTCAATCAGCCAGCCATCTTCTTCTGGGCGCATAAACCAACTGGGATTGCTTCCGTCGATGGTTCCTAATGGTGGGTTGATAGGATTGCCGAATTCGTCTTCAAGCGGCTCACCCCAGAAGCGAACATCCATACTGCCCACCGGCCGCGCCGGGATAAAGGCAAATCCAATAGCAACACAGGATCGAGGGTTCTCTGCAAAGCCTATCACCAGCGGCCCAGCCTGAGTGAAGCGAACCAGTACACGATCACCCACCTCAAACGCCGCACCATTGCAGTCCATGTACTTGATGGGAACCTGTTCGAGCGCTTCGGACTGGTTGATATTCAAGGCCTGAACGCTCGAGGCGGCGGGGTCCAGCTCCACATTGCAGATGTCGCCGGCCAGCTGCGTCACCGTCGCTAGTCGATATCGTGGGCGCCACTTCTGCACGCCTGGCATAACGGCAGTATTGAAATAGATCTGGGCCCCACTTTGGGCAAGATTCGGAAACAGGCCCCCATCACGACCAGCGTCGTACGCCGCCTCATCCTCGAACCCGGGCTGGATTAACACGCCCTGGCCGCCCTCGTCATTAATATCAACCAGACCTACACCACCCGACAGGCTTAGCGAATAGTCCGCGCACCACACGTCCAGCTCCCTGCCTTCTGGGATTTGCTGTAACTGGTTCTGTCGTTTCCGGTTTGAAAGGTCCTCCGCCGTAAGCTCGGCAACTTGCCGGCGGAGCTGGGCGACGCTCGCTTGCATGGCCACCAGCTCTGTTTGGCGGGCAGCAATCTCAGCGCGGGCACCCGCCACCCCAGCCTGTAGATCAGGGATCAACTGGTCAATCTCCGCAACCTTGTCAGATGCGGCATTCTCTGCCTGAAGAAGCTCCAACTTTCGAGTGGGCAACTCAATCGCAAGCTCCGCCAGCCTCTCACCTACCCGTTGCAATTCCTGCTGGATGCGCTCAACCGCGAGCTTCTGGCGCACACGGTATTTGCCCTCACCGATATGTTCAATAATTTCACCGAGAGACATTAGCGCTCTGCAACCTCACAGAATTTATCAGTATCGGAAACGTAGTAGTTGATGTAGTCCGCCCGAAATGTTTCACCCAACGCTTCCACCGTCATACCCGGCCGCAGAAAAAGATCCACATCACAGCGTGCCCGACGCTTACCATTCGGGGCGCTGATGCTACGAATGCCAGTCAGGGATCTCTGGCCGCCAAATACGGTGTCTCGGCGCAAATATCCCGACACAGTGACCGTCAAAGCACGCTGGCCGCGATCGGGCCGCAGAGTATCAAACCGAGATCGCAGCACCTCTTCATACCGAACCTCGCCACTTTCGAGCCGATAACCTTTCTGAATAATGAGCTGGCCATTCTGGCGGGCTTCTATATCCGCCACCACCTGATCAGCTGCAGGTATCACAGCCTGCAAGTATGATGACCGTCCGCCAGCCTGGTTTGTCGCCTGCCAACTTGAGATGCCACCAATATAAAAATCCGCCAGTCCATCGGCGGAACCTGTAATCACAAGGCGGTAAACTTCCTGCAACTGAACCGGAGGCAAAGCAGCCAGCCAGTCCTGGTAACCAGAGCCCGAAACGGAAAGTGAAAGCTCCGCAGCGCCCTCTCCGCGATATCCACCACCAGCACTACCGGCTGCCGAGAACGTCAGCTCTGCAGTACCAGCGCCGGCATCAATCCATAATCCGACGCCTGCAGCCAACAAAGAAATTTGTGCAGATCCTGCACCAACATTAATCACGGTGCCGGCACCCGAAGCCGCCAGATCGAGCACCGCAGCATTAACGGACTCACCAAGGGCACTCAAATCAATGGCGTTCAGAGGGGGGGTTGCATTGGAAAGCGATGATAGATCGATGGCGTTCAAGGGTGGGGTGTTCATGGCGCCGGTACCTCAGTGCCGACATCGCCGACCAAATACGGTCCAATAGTATATATTGCAACAAACTCAGAAGGCGGAGTCCCCGCAACAACAGAAACAGTAAACCATATACTTTCACCCGCATCGACCTCATACGGGTTCCCGAATTGCGGCTGCGAGGTATCTAACGTGACCGTCAAATCACCGCTGCCTTGGATCATCTCGTAACCAGTTAGAGAGCTTAAATCAGAAAAGTTTGCACCCACATCAATGAGACTAGCCCCTGCAGGCAACGCCGCGAGGTTTACGAAAGTAAGGTCAAATTGGTAGTACGCCATCACGCACCCCCAACAGTCACCGTCAACGAACTCACCGCCACAGGCGTACCGGCTGTAATAGCTGTGCTGTTGAACTTAATCTCTCCATTTCCGCTGGCATCGGAGATGGTGAAGTAAGCCGCCTCATCGCCTTCACGATCCAGCACGCGGCACCAGCCGGCATCACCGGAATCATCAGCGCTACTATCATCGGTAATGGCGTCGAAAGTAATCACGCCACCAGACTCGGTACCCACGGCGGCGGTCAGGGTGAGCGTAGCAAGCAGGGTGTCAGAAATCGCCCCGCCCATGCTGCCAGGCATGCTGCCATCGTAGATTTCCAGCACCGGATTCGGATTTGTGCTGCCGTTCGCCATCGCATCAATCAGATCCTGTGCAATGGCAGAGCGGAGCGCGGTGGTAATCTTCATTGATCAATCCTCTTCTCAACAAGAATCTGAATCTGTGCCTCGTCGTCGCTCATGGCGAACGGGCCGGGGGCGCCGATGAAGCAGCCTTCTTCGGTGGCTACAATCAGTCGGCTGTAGGTTTTGGCCAGGCGGCGGATGGTGTCTACCTGGTGTTTGTCTCGGTTGGGCCAGCGGATATCGAAGGTGCGGTCTGCATCTGAGTAGCCGAAATCCGGGATAGCGGCGCCGCCGTCGAGCGTGGGGATTCGGTTGTTTCGGCGCTCGAAGCCGGCCAGGCCGGCCGGGTCTACTTCGGTCAGCAACACGTGGCCGTCAAGGTCGAACAGGGGTGCGGTTATGGATACGTTCATTGGCTAAGCCCCAGCAGCATTTCTTCACCGTCTGCGTTAACCCGGAGCTGGATTTCCCGCAGGATTTCAAACATGAAGGCTTCCAGGTGAGGCTGCAGGCCAGCGCCGTCCACCTTGATCATGGCGTCACCGCGTTGGAGGGCCCGGGTTTTCTGCTTGATGTAGTCAACTTCAGCCTGGGTCAGCTTGCTCTGGTCATCCAATGCCTGCTTGCGTAGCTCGTTTTCCTGCCTTATCTGCGAAGTAATGGCCAGCTGGTCGAACTTTGATGCATTGGTAAACGAGTCAAACAGGCCTGTTATCACTGTCCCGGTGCTTTCAAATGTCTGGCCAATGGTTTTGGCGATGGCCTCTACCCGCTGGGCATTGGCTTCCACCTCGGCAATGTCCAGCTTCACCTTGGATTCGATCACTGCAATCCGTTCATTGCTGGCGATGTCCAACAGCTTCAGCTGGTAGGCCTCTGACTGTTTTACCAGCTCTTCGGTTTTCTTCGCCGTGTCATCAATGGACTTGCCGGATTTGACGATGGTGCCGCTGAACGAATTGATCTTGCCGGTGGTTTCGTCGTAGCCCAGCTGCAGGGACCGGTTGTTGTCAGAAAGCTCTTTGGTGGTGCGGGAGATTTCACCCAGGGCACCGCCAGACTCCGACACCGCATCTGTCAGTTCTTCGATGGCCGTGGTGGCTTCACGCTGGTTCCCTGAGTAGCCGCTGAGCGAATCGTTCAGCAGCCGCTGTTGGTTGGCGTTCTCTACCAATTCAGCGGCACGCTTGTTCAGAGCGTCGATATCGAGTTCGGCGGCTTGCTTGGTGTTGTCCAGGGAATCTGCCAGGCGATCATTCAGCCGGCGGAGCTCTTCGGTTTCCCGGGCGGTGGCTTCCACCTGGTTGCCGAAACCGTTGAACTCTGCTTCCAGCTTGGCGATCTCATCGGCGTTCAGCAGCTCATAGAGCCAGCCGCCGATGCTGTTGCCGAAGTAGTCTTCCAGCGGCCCGATGATGTATTCGTTCAGCAGGGTGCCAATGCCATACCCTGCCCCGGCGCTGCCGATCAGGGCGGCACCCACAAGCCCGAACCGGCCGGCACCACTGGCAATGGTGCGCACAGATTCCAGGTTGCCCAGCAGCGCTTTGAATCCTTGCGCGCCAGCCAGGGCCGTGAGGCCGGTGCCGATGGATTCCAGCCCGCCGGCCAGGCCGCCAATGGCAGGCAGCACGGTATCAATGGCTTTGCCGAGGCCAAGGATTTCACCGATGGAGCGCATGGTGGAATCATCGAGCTTTTCGAATTCTTCAATGCCCCGGCCAATGGCACGGAACAAAGGTTCGAGCCCGTCGGCAATACCGGCTGAAATCTGGACCAGCGCCGTGAACGCATCCACCACACGCTGCATGGCAGATTGCAAGCCTTCCACGGTGGACAGATCCACGTTACCGAACAAGCCAACGAACAGATCATTCAGCTCATCGCCCAGATCACCGAAGGCTGCAAGCAGGCCGGTTAGATCCAGCCCTGAAAGCGCTTCCGGGAAGTTCTGGGCAATCACTTGCAGCTTGCGGTCGATGTCCTGAGCCAGCCCTTCGAGGCCGTCCAGAATCGGCGCAAAGGCGCCGTCATCCAGCTTTATCTCATTGCCCAGGGAATTGAAGATGCTGGTGATGCTGACAACAGCTGAGCGGGTTTCGTCGGTCAGGCGGGAGCCCAGGCCAATGAGGGCGGATTCAACGTTGTTGCGGAGGGTTTGGCCCAGGTTGCCCAGAGTGTTGGCGAGTTCCTGGGAGGCCGTGGCTGCAGCGCCAGCGTTGTTCTGAAAGGCACCCAGGTTCTCGGCGAACTTCTCCGAGGCGTTACCGGTAAGTGCCAACACCGGCGCCAACGCTTCAACGGAACCAAACAGGCGGGCGATAACCTCAGTGTTTCCGCCGGTGGCTTCTGCCACCTCCTCCAGAATGCCCGCAAAGCCCTTGCTTTCCAAAGCCGCTGCGTTGAACTCAAGGCCCAACTCTTTGGCCAGGTCGCTGGCATCTTTTGATGGCTTCAGTATCGCGGTAATGGCAGCCCGAATACCGGTAATCGCCTCAGCCGTGCCGGTGCCGGTTTCAGCGGTGATGGTGGCAATGGCCCCGGCCATCTCATCAAACGACAAGCCAGCTGCAGCTGCCAGCGGCGCTAGCCGGCCAATGGCTGCACCGAGTTCCGGGATGGTGGTCTGGCCCAGCTGTACCGCTGTGAAGAAGGTGTCCGCATAGGCGCCGGCCTCATCAGCAGACGCGCCAAAGGCGTTCATGGTGCTGACGAGTGCGGCGGTGGTATCGCCCAGATCGGCCTTACCGGCGATGGCCAGCTGTTCTGCAGCGGCAATCAGTTCCAGCGAGTTCTGGTAATCAACACCGGCAGAGATAGCGCCATAGGTGGCACTGGTGATTTGCTCGAGGGAGGCGGCGGAACGCTCGGAGTATTCCAGAATCTGTGCCTGGAAATCCCGCAGGTTATCTGCAGGCTGGCCGATCAGGGTGGCGATTTCACCAAATGCGGTATCGAAATCGTCTGACAACTTCACAGCAAATGCGGTGATGCCCACACCGGCAGCTGCCAGTGCGAGATCCAGCTTCACTATGCTGTCGGTTATGTCTGCCAGAAAGCCTGTAACGTTCCCGGTCTTATCCACCAGGCTGTCCAGGTTGCGGCCAACGGAGCTGATCGCGCCGCCGGTGTTATCCACGCCGCCGAAAATCAGCTCAACCGTTTTCTTGAGGTCTGCCATGTTTTCTCCGGGCATAAAAAAACCCGGCACATGGCCGGGTTTTCGGTGTTCGGGTTGGCTATCGGCAGACGTTATCTCTGTGCCGCTGCCGGTCCCTTATCTGTTGTTCGTAAAAGCGTTGGTCGCTGATGCTGTAACCTTGGCGCTTCACCGCCTCCCAGCGTTCCTGAACACTTTTCAGGCGATTTTCCGCGCCGGTACAGATGTAATCGGGCCGTTCGTCGTACGCCTGCTGTACTTCCTGAACTCTTTGGCGGTACTGCCTTTGTGCAGCCTGAGACTGCTGCTGCCGTTCGAGTTCGCGCGCACGGCGAACAATGTCCGATTCCGCCGCCGGCGGCTGGTTGCTGATGCGGTTGTTGCGAATATCCACCGATTCCTGCTGCCCAGGCGGTGGCTGCGTTCCAAAGTGCGTTACGCCGTTTTCATCGGTCCAGGTGTACACCTGGGCAACGGCAGGGAATGAAAGGCTGATCAATAGCAGAGCAAGAAAGCGCATGGCTTACCTCCATGTAACGGTTTGTAAAAAACCATAGCACACTAATTCTTGCTGTGCGCCTCGAACCACCGGCGCCAAAGGCCAACTTCCGTATCTGTGAGGTAGCCCTCCGGAAACACATCAGGCCGGATCTCGAACAGAAACCGGCCTTTGCGATCCGCCAGGGCTAAGCTGGCTTGGATGCTGTCGTCTTTCCAGAGGGCTTGCGCTTTACCTGGGCGACCTTACCTTTGCCGGTCAGGTTGTAGATATGGTTCGACAGCTCCATGAAGTCGGTTGGGTAGGCATCCGCAATGCGCACCACGTCTTGCAGTTTCAGCTCTGGCTCTACCACGGCCATTTGCACGTGGGCCAGTTTCTTGGCCAGTGCCGCCGGGGTTTTGTCGTTCAGGCCCAGGCCGTCCATCATAGCGGCCACCTTTTCGGTGTCGTTGCCGGCCAGCCGTTCTGCCACTTTGGCCAGTAGCTTGCTGTTGTCCGCCTCTTGCTCTGCCTTTGCCAACTCTTCTGCCGTCAGCCCGCGCACCCGGAATACCACCGGTACCGGTTTGGCGTTGTCGCCTTCACCGTCATACCCACCAAATCCCGCAGCCGTGAGGCCAGAGAGCGGGACATCCTCTTCCCGCTCCTGGAACTTCGCCTTGCGGAAGGTTGCAAGGTCGAAGTTGCTCACAATGCTACCTCTTTGCCCTTCTCGTTCACGTTGATGGTACAGGCCGCCACGATGTCACCACCGGCCGGGTACGTGCGGGCAATCGCCAACACACCCTGTTCAATGATGTGCTGCGGGCGGTTTTTGTCTGGGTAGAACCGGAAGTACAGCTCCTGCCCCTGTACCGATGCAATGGTGTCGCTGATGCCATCGTTCAGATCTACGTTGAACGTGGCGTTGTTCAGGCTCTGGGAGCGGCTGTTCTTCACCCGGTTGTAGGTTTGCTTACTGGATGACGAATAGGCCACTTCGGAGGGTACGAAGTCGTAGGCATCGAACGCTTCGATGAACTCGGGCGTGGCGAAGCTGGCGAACACGCCCTTTGGTTTGTTATCTGTGTGACTCAGCGGCAAGGCAGAGCTGAACTGCACCGCGCCGTTGATGTTGTCCACCGTTGGCACAGGGAAATCTGCACGCTCCTGGTGACGGTTCGGCAGCTGGAAGATCTCGGTTTGTGCCACGGGGCCGGCATCGCCGGAGCTCAGGCGTACTTGAGCCAGTTCAATGGAGCCGGCGGGAATCAACGGCGGGCCGCCAGCAGCGCCCCGATCTTCGCTGAAACTGGTTCCCTCGGTACCGGCCACGGCGGTTACATCGCCAGCGCTGTCACACACAATGCTGTTGATCATATGGGTATCGACGCTGGCGCGGGTTAACGCCACGCTGGGCTGGGCAGCAACCGCCAGCTCATCACCAGAGGCAAACCCCGTGAAGGCCGCCACGGCTACAGCATCGTTACCGCTTGCCGGGGTGCAGGCGCCACCGGTGAGCACGCCATCCGGCCGCACCACGGGTGCAAAGCCAGCGGCCTGTGACCACAGCTCTTCGCCGGATTCAAAGGTTTGAGCATCGCCGGAATCCTGCAATGCAGTCATGGGAAAGGCATTCTGCCCGCCTTCAAATTCGAGCAGCGCGTTGTCTGTAGACATACGGGTTCTCCTGGTTTTCAAGCGCCACCGGGCGCGGGGTTTGTCTGGTTTGGGTTATTGCTGGTATGGGCTGGTGTTGCTGGTTTGATAGGTGATCTGGAAAGTCACCAGAATGATCATTTCGCTTTGGCCTGGGTCTGGGGAATCCAGCACCGAATCGGTGTAGCTGATGTCTTTGCACAGGCCGCCGAGAGTGCTGTCTTCGCTGAGGGCGTCGTTCAGTAGTGCCGCCAGCATCTGGTTGCCTTGCACGCTCGAGTTAATGCTGAAATCCCGCTTGGCCATTTCACCCACGTTAACGGTGAGCGTAACTTCGTATTTGCGGTACTTGAGCTTTTCAGCGGTTTCCGTTGGGTCCCAGAGTACGCGGGCGGGCAGTTCTTCCTGGCTGTCCAGCTGCTGGCCACGTTCCGCATTCAGGCGATCCGCGAAGGCCTGAACGATCTGTTCACGAATGCTGTCTGGCATCAGTAGCCCCTCAGAATGGCATCAATTTCTTTTTCGAATTGCTGCATTTGGTACAAGGCCAAGGGCTCCGCGATCTCGTCTTTCACATCGGTGAACACCTGGGAGAGCGAGGGGCCATAGAACACTTTGATCTGCCCGCCCTGGCTGCCGGTTTTCGCCCGGCGGCCAACAATGGCAACGCGGCCAGTTGTACCTGGCAGAACCATGTAAAACGGCTTGCCGACGATCTCATCCCCGCCAAACACTTTGGCGCCGCCAGTAGGCTTTACCTTTACGCGAATGCCCCGTGGCGGCACGGGCGGCGGCTTCAGCCACCCTACTTTGTCGCCTGCAATGCTGGTGTCGGTTGAAAACCGGGACATCAACAGGCCACGGGTAGGTGTTGAAATCTTCGCCTGCAACCGGCGCTCTGAAGCCTTGGTGATGGTAAGCAGGCTTTTCACGTAGGCGGCGTTCAGCCGTACCTGTTTGCGCACTTCCTTGCTGGATTCAGTGCGGCTTCTGTTAACGGTTTTGTTCAGTGACCGGGCATGGGCCCGCCGGGCACCATCTGAGAACTTCGCCAGCAGTGCCCGCACTTCCTGCAGGCTGGTGCGATCAACTTGAACTTCCATTTACCCAGTGCCTCGTAACGTGGCCATCGTCTGTGATCATGCCGTCCAGCACCCAGGTGTTCTGTCCTGTCCACGTGGGGTCTGTGATCACCACCTTGTGGTTTCGCCTGGGGCGTGCCACGTAGGTTTTCCGGATTTCCAGTTCATCCCGGTTGCTCGGCATGTTGGTTTCAAACGCCTGACGTTGTTCCACCTGCAGATCAATGATCACCCGCACGGGAAACGGCGGGTTGGTACCATCGTCGTAAAGCGCATCCATGGCGAAGTGATCATCAACGGCGGCCTCAAGCCGGGCCGCCATTGCATCGAACTTGCTCACGGTTATTCGCCGGAGCCTTCGTCGTCACCTTCTCCATCGCCTTCGCCGGCGCCGCCGGAGGCATCAGGAGCGGTTCCGGAGGCCAGCACCGGGCGTTGTTTTTCGTCGCCATCGTCTTTGATCACACGCACGCAGTCTTTGTACTTCTTCAGCTCTGCAGCGGTCATCTCGCCTTTGGTACCGGCCTTGATGACGATCTTCTCACCGGTCTTTTTGTCGCGGTCTTCCACACGTTTGATGAACACCACGTTCGTCTTTTGGGCAGCCATGTTTCTCACCTTTCAGGTTTCAGTTCAGAAATAACAAAGCCGGCACTGGGCCGGCTTTATTCGTTGGTTTCAGCAGCCCCGCTTACGGAGTTGGCAGAACCTTCGCGCACAGGGTGGCGTCAATCCGGCGGAGGATTGGCAGCGGGCCGGATTGGGTCAGGATGTACTCATGGCCCGGGTCATCTGTGGTGAAGTTCTTCGGCCACATTTCCGCTTCCTGGTATTGGGCGTTGGCGTCCAGAATCGCGCCGTAGGCACGAACACCACGGGCGCCTGCAGCACTCACAATCACCACATGACCGTAAGGGATGAAGTACTGCTTGTTACCCTGTGCATCCTTGTACCAGCCCTTGTATTCCCAGAGCTCGGGGCCGGTCTCGCCGAAGCGGCCACGGTAGAAGGCGTCGGTTTCTGCCGGTGCCATTTCGAAGGTAGTTTCCGAACCACGGCGGGTGCTGGCCAGTTCCTTGAACTCTTCGTTACGGGTAGCCGCGCGGAAGGTGCCCGGGCCATACAGCACGTGAGTGGCTGGCGCTTCCAGCAGGCCGAACCAGTCCTCAATGTCTTCAGCAGGTTTGGCGGTGGTCTGGTCCCAGGCGCCGGCGCCGGCGGAGATATCAATGGTCAGGTTCGGGTCACGGCGGAAGTCCAGCAGGGACTCCGGATACTTCGGGCCAGAGCACACCACCTGGCCGGTGCGCAGCACTTCTGCCAGCATCCACTCTTCACGCCGGCGGATCTTCTTCCGGTGAGTGGCCAGCAGGTCTACGCGAATGGCGTCTGCCCGCTGTTCGGGCGTCAGCGGCCCATTGAAGCCTTCACCGGGGCGGCGCTCCAACACGCGGGACGGATCAACCACGTCTTTCGGCTTGAGGTAAGGCGGTACAAATTTCCGCAGTTCTCCGCCAGGCTGCTGGCTCACCTGCCCCGGCACATAGGGGCTCACGAACGGAGCCAGTTTGAAATCTTCGTCCCAGGCATCAAAGGCAATTTCTTTGGTGCCGAAAGTCACGAACCCCGGGCAAAGCAGGTTCAGCAGGAATGGCATGAACGGGTCCAGACGGCGGGTACCGTCCAGCAACTCAGTGGTGCTGTAGGTCATGGGGTGATCTCCTCAGATCTGGTTATTCAGGTGATGCAGGTAACGTAGGGCTACCGGGCGATCACTCCGGGGTTACAAGGGCGATGGGCGTACGATCGAAGGCGGCCAGCTGCTGGGTGGCGCTCCAGCTGGTGTGGAATTTCACCTGGTTTTTGTCCAGGTCTCCGCCCTTGGCGTACACCACCTGCATGGCACCGCCGGTGGCGTCTGCGTCGTGGTTGAGTACGCCCACGGGGATTTCTGAACCGTTGGTGGCGTCTTGCTCGGACTCCACCAGTTCACCGGTGGCAGCCACGCGGCCGATCACGGTACCGCGCTCCAAATCCTGTCCACTGGCAAGTGTGCCGCTGTCGAAGGCTACCAGGCCGCCCAGAATGAACGGCGCCGGCTGATAAGGCACATAAGATGAGCCTGCATAGAGATCAGACATGGTTGTTTCCTCTCGGTTAAAAACGGGGTTAGTCAGGGTCTTGAACTACCCGCCCGGGGCGGCCGTTCGGGTTAGTGGACTTTCTTGCCAGCGCCGGTGGCAGCGGCGTAAGCAGCGGCCAGCTTTGCACCGCCTTTCAGTTCACCGCTTTCAGCGCCAGCACCTGATACGGCATCCGCACCAATCTCCGGCTGCTTGGTGTTGCCCATGGCAGCACTCAGCAGGCCGGTGGGTGCGGCGGCTTTCTGTTCGCCGGTGTCCGCAGCGGCCAGGGCGGCCTTGGCTTCTTCAACTGACATCTGGGTTTTAAATGCCAGGTGGTTGGCCAGCTTGCTGTTGCCCTGGGCTTCTTCCGCCTGCAGGATGCCGGCGATGCGGGCTTGTTCGTTGGCGGCTGCATCAGCGGCCAGCTTGTTGGTGTCTACAGTCTCCGCCTGGGTGGTGGAGGCTTCCGAGCTTTCGGCCGGTGCAGTTGCCGCCGGATTGGTATGGGTTTCAACCGTCATGGTGCTTACTCCGATTTTCTGGGTGGTTTGGATGTAGTCAGAAAAGGCGGCCAGCATGTCGTGGCCGTTGATGAGCTCGTCCGCAAATCCCACTTCGATTGCGTCTTGCCCGGTGTAGATGGCCGCCTCGGTGGCAAGCACATCCGATTCAGACAGGCCGATCTGGCCCGCCACCATGGCCGCGAACTCGGCACGGATGCGGTCAGACTCTGCCTGGAAATCCCGAAGCACGCGCTCCGGCAGGTTTTCGTAAGGGTTGCCATCCACTTTGAAGGCGCCGGAGTGGATCAGGGTTACGTCAATCCCGTTGGCTTTCAGCTGCTCTTCAAAGCTGGCATGCATCATCACCACGCCTACGGAGCCCGTGCGGGCGGTGGTTGTGGTGTAGCGGTAATCGGCAGCGCTGTGGATGGCCATGCCGGCACTGCAGGCCATGTCGTAAGAGATGGAACCAATGGGCTTCACGCCGCGCAGCTCCGCAATGCGTTTGGCGGTGTCGAAACAGCCGGCCACTTCCCCGCCCGGTGTGTCCAGGTCCATGAGGATGCCTTTCACGGTGCTGTCTGCCAGGGCTTCCTGAATGCGGGCAATGATGCCGTCATAACCGGTCATTCCGGAGTAAGGCCGCAGGTGCCCGAACTTGTGCACCAGAGTTCCGGACACCGGCACCACGGCAATGCCGTTGATCACTTCATAGGGGCGGTTGCGGGGGCGGTCTGTTTCGAACGCATCCGCCCGCATGCGCAGCTTGTCCTGAGATTCAATCAGGCCGAATTCATCACGCAGCGAGGCCACACCCAGGCGCGGCGCCAAGGCCCCAAGGAATACCCGGGCATAGCCAGGCTCCAGCAACAGCGCCTGGTTCAGTACACGGGCTGCAATGTTGTGGTTGTGCATAGGTTTTCTCCGGGTATTAAAAAACCCCGCCGGGGCGGGGCCTGTATGTGGTAGCAGGGGCTGGACTCGAACCAGCGACCTTCGGGATATGAGCCCGATGAGCTGCCAACTGCTCTACCCTGCTGAAACTTAAACGGCGGCTGCTACTTCCGGCTCTTCCTGATCGGGCGCCAGGGCCAGGGCTTTCACCCAGCTGGGCGGCGGCAATCCAGCCGCTCGACGCTCTTCCATTTCTCGGACTTGCTGGGCGAAGATCTCCTGGTAGTCCTCACCCATTTTGGCCAACTCTTTCTCATAGGTGGACAAGCCGGACTCAATGAGCAGGATGGATTCTTTCACTTCTTTCAGGCCGTCGATGGCCAGGCGGCCGGAGCCGATCCACTCGGCGTTGCACCAGGAAGCCTTGGCCTCCCAGAAGGTGCGGGTGGCGGTTCTGGGCAGGCGGATGATGCCGCTGTCGAGCGCTTCTTCCAGCCACAGAGCAAACACCATGCTGGCCCAGCGGCTGGCGATGATCTTGCGGCGGCCCATGTAGTAGCGCCAGCCTTCCATCATGCTGGCCCGGGCGCTGCTGTAGGTGGTGCGGCTGTAGTCTTTGGCCAGGGCCTCATAGGGCACGTTCAGGCCGGCGGCAATCCAGCGGATGATGGAGGTTTCCAGTTCGCTGAAGCCGTTGTCTGCGTTGCTGCTGGTGGTGAACTTCAGCTGCTCACCCGGCATCAGGTGCGGGATCTTCACGCCGTTCAGGCGGATGTCCGCGCCTTCGTGATAGTCCGCCAGGGTGGCCATGTAATCGGTGAGCTTGTCGGTGCTCATCTCACCGCCGATGATTTCCATGGCGGCTTCACTGCCCAGTTCACTTTCGATCACCGCCGCGTACATGGCGTTGACGATGGCGTTCTGCAGCTTGGTTTGTTGCAACTTGCCCAGCTGTGGCAATTGCTCCATCACGCTCAGGAATTGGTTGGCACCACGGGTCTGGCCATCGCCACGGGGCTCGAACACATGCAGGAATTGCTGCCGGCCCCAGCTGGTTTCACGGTTAACCGGGGTCCAGGTATCACCCAGGCCGTTGCTCAGGCCGTAGCCGTTGGTGGCGGTTCCACGTACCCAGTAGCGGCGGGCAGCACCAAACCGGTCTACTTCTACCCCGCCCCGTAGGTTCTGGCTGTCTGGCTTGTTCTGCGGGTTGCTGATCCGGTGGGTGTTCACCAGCTTGATGGCGGTGTTAAACAACGCCCCGGGCCGGCCCTCAATCCATTCAGCGGTACCCGTGGCCTCACCCACGGTGCTGTGGGTGGCCACTACTTCGCGCACCATCATGGTCAGGGTGCGTTTTCGTTCTGCGTCCACCCAGCAGTTGATGGGGTCTTCTGCGTATTCGGTGAAGGCGGCCTCTACATCGTTGGCGAAGGCGCGGGCATCGGCTTCACTGATGCCAAGCATGCGCCAGCGGGGCTTGTAGCTCAGGCGGAACAGGTGCCCTACCACGTTATCAACGTGCAGTTGTACGCCGTTGCTGGCCAGGCCGTGGTTGCGCACCAAGTCTTCGGCACGGGCGTTGCCTGCTTTCAAGCTAGGCAGCAGGGCGGCATCAGCAGTTTGCGGGCGCGGGTTCCAGCGGCGCATCTGGCCACCAAAGCCAGCACCGGCACCAGTGTAGCCAGTGTCTGCTTTCGGGATCGGGCGGCCAGCAGTGTCAATGAATGTGATGTCAGGCGCTTTCACCAGCTCACCCTCCCCGGCCGCATGCGGCGGCCAGCGCCGCCAGTCTGGCTTTCCAGGCTGGCAATGTAGGCGGCCAGGTCTCGCTTGTTGGTCTGGGAGAATTCCACGGTTTTGCCATCCCGCTGAATACGCACCACAGACTGCCCCAACAGCAGCTCATGGTAGGCCGCGCGGGCTTCTGCCAGCTTGGTTTCAACACTCATCGCATTCTCCGGGCAATATCAGCCAGGCTTCTGCCTTCAGGCTTTGAATTCTGGGGTTTGGTCTGGGTGGCTCTGGGCTTGTTGTCAGCCACTGGCGGCGGCACTGCTGGTGCCAGTAGGTCGCCCTGCATCAGCTGGGCTTCCAGCGCATCCCACTGGTCTGGCTTGCGCACGTGTACTTTCAGGGTGCGGGCCGCGTGCAGGGCGTACACTTCACAGTCCAGGCCTTCGTTGCGAACACCCGCTTTCGGCTGCCAGGTCTTGCGGCCGCCGCGCTTGCGGTCTGGGGCTTTGATTTCGGCGGTAATCTGGGTGTAGTAGTCATCCCTAACACCGCCGTACCAGTGCATCCGGCCCGGGCCGTTGCCCGTCAGTTTCAGGCGCGCATCAATCAGGTCTTTGGCTTTCTCGGTACCCACCATGAACACCGGCAAGCCGTAGCGGGAAGCCTTGGTGGTTTTGTGGTTGGTGTCGATCTTCTTGGCCGGGGTAACGATCTCCCGGTTCAGGTTGTTGCTTTCACCCTTGATGGCCATCACTTTCACGCCCCGGCCGCGCCGGCTGCGAACGTAGTGGTACACGGCGTCGTTGGTCTGGCCATCGGATGAGTCAAAGCTGGCAGCGGATACCTGCAGGTTGAATCCCAGCTCATGCTGGTAAGCGCCGAACACGAACTTGTCCAGTTCATCCCACACGGGGTCCGCTTTGTCTGTGCAGCTCTGGGCGGCGTAGATCTCGCCCCAATACACAAGCCAGCTTTCTTCACCACGGCCCCAAGCGCGAACGATGATCGCCAAGCGGTCGTGCTGTACGTCCACACCTACCGTCAGCACCAGCCCGCCGGCCGGTACCGTCAGCTCCTGGTAATCCTCTGCCCGCTCCCGCAGGGTGTCGGTGTCCGGTGCATCGGTGCGGTATTCGTAGGACAGCCCCAGGGTGTTGTTGACGAAGCCGATCATGTAGCTGTCGTCGCCCAGGTTCAGGTGGTGCTCGGCTTTCAGGTACTTCTCAACCAGGAGCGCCAGCTTTGAGCCTGGGAAGGGGCTGTAAAGTTCGTTGATGTAGAAGCCGGCCACACCGCGAAACGGCTTGTGGGCTTTCCAGTAGCCCTTGCGCACGTTGCGGTTCTTGTCCACATCTCGCCAGAGCACGCCGCAATGCGGGCAGCCGTAGCGTGCAGTTTCCGGCTGAGCCTTGCCGAGTACTTCATCCGGTACCGGCGACTCATCATTCCAGACCACGTTATCCCAACTCAGCACATGCTCTTCGCCGCACTCGTGGCACGGCACCATGAACATGCGCTGGTCGCTTGCGCTGAAGGCCTCATCAACTCGGGACAGGCCCTTAACCGTGGGCGTGCCACCGAAGATCACTTTCCGGTATTCGTAGGTTTTGGCGCGCTCTTCCAGCAGGTTGATCGAGTCACCCTGCCCTTTCACGTTGGTGTTACAGTCGTCTGGCTCTTCCACACACACCACAGGTGCGGAAAGTGACTTCACGTTGTCTGGTGCATTGGATGCCACCAAGGCCAGAAAGCCGCCGGGAAACTTCTTGAAGTCTGTCCGGTTGCCGGAGCTGCGCGACGTGGACACATCCACCAGCGGCCGAAGCACTGGTGTTGCCTCAACCATCGGCACGAACTTCTGATCCAGGTACTTCCTTATAGTCTTGTCTTTCGGGAACAGCAGAACGATTGGGCACGGATCGTTGTGTATCCGCCGGCCCAGATAGTTGTTCCACGCGCCGTCTGTCCACGCCACCTGGGCAGACTTCCGGCAAACCAGCTTCTTAACCGCGGGATCATCCAGCGCATCCAGAATACCCGGCACCCACGGCGTGAGATCCGTAGAGTACTTCCCAGGCATAGGGCTACTTTCTTGCGCCAGGTACCGGTGCCGGTTCGCCCAATCAGTTGAGCTGATCTTCTCCGGCGGCTGGAATTTGGACAGAGCCTGGACTATCACCGTGTCCAGGTTCGCGGCCAAGCGCTGCCAGCTGTCGGAGGACGGATCGAGAATGCTCATTCAGTAGCTCGATATCGAGATCGATGTCGTACAGCGTGTCGATCTCTGTCTTGAGTTTCGGGTTGCCGGTCAGCAGTTCACTGCGGATCGACAACGCCACGGATTCCAATCGAGCCCCTACCAGTACCGCCGGCACCAGTTCTTCAAGATCTTTCGCCAGGGCCAGTTCTTCACGGTCCCCTTTGATACGCTCCAAACGCTCACGCGCAGACTCACGGCGGGCACCGTTAACCGCCCGCTCCATCAGCCACTCGTGAACGTCTTGTGTGTCGTACTCATTCGCCTGGCCACGGCCACCGGCCTTGGCAATCGGGAAGGATGGGTCTTTCTGATACTCGGTGAAGGTTCTTTCAGACACGCCGAAAATTTCAGCGAGTTCTCTTTTGTTAACTCGCTTACCCATCGATAACTACCTGACTCAAAACCAAGGAAGGAAGGCCAAGGGCGCCCCAAGTCTGCGAAAAAACCGCGAGTCTGCGCTCCCTCAGAGCGGCCCCCTGCCAGAAGGACCCGCACTCATTCTGAAAACCTCTACGCGGTCACCGTCCACTGGCATTCGCCGCTGGCTACACAGCGAATGGCTGATACCGCATTCACCATCAACTTCTGCGTTGCAGAGCCCACATCACCATCCGGCCATTGCGTACCGGTGTTTACGGTACCGGCTTCAATGTCTGCAATGGGGGCCTGGGTAAACTCAACCCGGGCGGTGCCGGAGGTGGGTGCAAGGCTCACCATAAGATCGCCGATACCAGCTGGCAGAATCAGCCAGTCACTGGTTGCTTCATTCAGTGACTCCTGGTGGCGGAAACGTTGCCGGGGGATGGTGCGGTTGCCCAGGTACTGCTTGTCGCCCTGGTCTGGGGAAAACTCATTTGCCATGGGAATCACCTAAACAGTTCAGTGAAGAGTTCTTCTGTCGGATCGCGGAACAGCTCACGCCAAAGGCCCTGGCCTTCCACAACCACACTGCCATCTGAAACGTTGATTGTTCTGTCGAACTGATACGCCTCGCCGGTCTCTGGCACGAACACGCCCAGCGTTACCGTGGTGGAGCCATTGGCCACTGGCGTTGCATAACCGGCGATGTCTTTGAAGAAGCCGTCATCTGCTTCCAGGGCATCCCAATCGATAACCACAACGGTCGCGCTGGCATCCGTGATCACCTTCCACTCATAAGGGAGGGAGGTGCCGTAGGCGTTGGGATAGCTCAGAGAATTCGTGCTGTACTCTGCCTCAGTAGCCGGATGCGTGAGCTGCTCACGGTCATAGCTGTTGGCATAGCTGATGGTGGTTGTGAGCGTGTCACCATCCACGCTTACCGAAAGCTCAGCCTCTGCATCGTCAGCGATCAGAGGGGGGAGGTAGCTGTAGGTTTCGGTGCCTGCTTCCGTATCTTCTGAAACGAAGGCGATGTTGCTGCCGGCTTGGCCGTTGATCTCAATTTTTGTTGGGGCGTTTTCGTTGTTCGCCAGGGTGATGGTTGCTGGCTGGGTTTCGTTGGTGATGTTTGAGGCGGCGGTGATTGAGGGGCCGGAGCTAACCCAAGCAGCGCTGGGGTCAGAAAACCCGGTAAGCGTGCCATTTTGACTGCCTTCACCACTGTCCGCTGCTGATACTCCGCTTGTTTCACTGAATTGATAGTCTCTGCTGTTTGCAACACTATCAAGGTCAACCAACTGTAATCGATACATGATGGCGCCATCCTGAGCCATGCGCCCCCAGGCATCACCAATTTTATTTACAGAGTAATCCGCATAACCGGAACCTGTGAAACTTACCTCTAGAACTTCATCAAAATAAAGACTAAGGGTAGTGACATCTTCGGCAGTTCTGCAGCGCAGCTCAATCTTGATATCTCGGTCATTCAGAGCGCTGCCAATATTTGAGTTATAGGCGCCGTCTGATCGTATCTGAAGCCGGCCAGCCCCTGAAATAAGAAGCCAGTCGATTCCACCAACATCATTCCCACCCAGCAAACCATTTAGGTCAGCTGGATCGCCCAGCGGAAAATCCCCTTCAACGATTATGTCGAAGTTTCCAGATGTCGAAACCCATTCCGGGATTTCAACCCTGCCGGAACCGTCAAAGCGAATAGCCATTACTGAATTCTCGCCACAAGCGTTGGGTTATCGTCCTCATCTACCACGAAAATTCGCGCCTGCGCCATCTGTTCGGAGGTAAATGGCAAAGCGTTAAGTTTTATCGTGATTGAGCCATCCCAGGACTGGATCGGGCAGCACTCACGCCCCGGACACAGGTACAGGTCATCGTTGCCAATGCCGATTTCCACGCGCCGCCGGACGCCGATCTGTGTTGCGTCACCATCCACATAAATGTCTGAGAATCGGTACTGGTTATTAGGGATTTGGTGCGTCCGGTCTTCTTCGTGCCCAAAGTTCGTTACCGCAAGCCCACCGGATGGCCATCCATCCTGCGGAGGGTCGTAAAGGGCTCCGGGCTCAGCTATGTTGCTGCGCCCCTGTAAGTCCATTCGTAAAACACCGTTAATGCGGACTCGCTTGATGTAATCCGTTTCGAGTCGGGATTCTTCTTTAGGTGCGCGGATGTAATACTCGTGCAGCTCCCATTCGCCCGCTTCCCAGCGAGCCTGGGGCTTACCGGGCACCAGAGACCATTTGTCGTTCGAGATTTGCCCCTGAAAACCTGAGAACGTGTATGCGTTAAATGTGTTCGGGCCATCGTTGCCGTCCCGCATACGAACGTTCTTGTTAACAGTATTTTTCCGGCGATAGACGCGATTGCCAGCAGACGCAGGAGATGGAAGCGCGGGACTGAAATTAAAAGCACTCTCACTAATAAGCGGGGTCTGCTGAATGCAGTAATGCAGGTCTCCGCTATCCAACTCAATGTAGAGCTCTTCAAGCCCCCCCACTGAGTTATTTAGAGCTGGCACCGACTGGCCAATATTTGCACTCGTCGCGTCTACGCCAAGCGACGACGCCAAGGATATTTCTGGGTCTACATCACCATCGGTACCGAAGTAGCGCTGGTAACGCCAGTACCTCAAATAAACTTCTTCGGAGTCGGCTTGAGAGGAAGGCCAGCCAGCAAAGCCGCCATTCGTTGAGCACGAACCGCTCTGAAACTCAAACTGGTAACCCAACGCGCGCCCCGGCCTAGCGGCCTCTGAACGCATCTTCAAACCGACAAGAGAGTTCAGGAACGGGTACCCATCGCCAACCGGAACCTGATCGCCCTCGGAAACACCGCCATACGGCACAAACTCCGTACCGTTAGCCCAGCACCGGTCAATGCGGTCAAAGTGTCTTTGAGGTCCCCTGGCGCCGAAGTCTTGGCCGGAAATTGTCACCTCTGCCAGGTCCGCCACTTCGCCGGTCACGCTGAAACCCGGCTCCGCAACCAGTTGCAACGATGATCCCCCGCCCTGCCCCAACTCAAGCGCCAAGCTCCGAGCTGCAACCACGCTCGGCGGGAAATCTGAGGTCAGGCTCATTTGGCGTTCATCCTTTGCACTTTCTCAGCCTGCACCTGGTCCCAGTCTTTCACGTCCAGCTTGTCGTTGTTGCAGGCGGTTATGGTGTCTTTGAGAACTTCCACGTAGTCCGGGCAATGGCCAATCACGTTAACCTCCGGCCCGGGTGTTGGTGTCAGCTGCAGGTACTCCGCCGGTACCGGCTCCCGAACGTACACGGTTCGGGTCACGTACTGTGTTTTTGCGCATGATGTCAAAAACAGCATCAGGCCAAGGCTGATTAACGCAGTCCGGAGCATCTTGCATTGCCTTTCGTAGTTGTTCGCGGGTCTGGTTCAGTTCGGTTTCGCGCCGGGCTTCGCGCTGCTGACGCTCCAGGGCTCTCTCATCTCGCCATTGGATGGACGCCTGCAGGGAGCTGATGGCCAGCAGGTTCTCTCGGTTTGCCTGGGCAGCGTTGCTGAGTTGCTGTGCCTGGGTTGCCACGCGGGCAGTGAGCTTGTCCCGCTCGGCATTCAGCCAGTAAATCAGGGCTCCGGTGGCGATCACCAACAACAGGCCCGCACCTAAGCCGGCTGCTTTGGCCTTGGAGAGGATCATTGCAGCTTGCGGGTAATGAACCCGGTAAGCAGTTTCTTAACGTTCTTGGCACCCAGGTGGCCTACCACCGCACAAGCGGCAGCACTCATGGAAGGCGACCAGCTGAACAACTCTACAAACACCATGAACGTGACATAGCCGAAAAACGCTGATGTGAATACATCCAGCAGGAAGGCCCGGAGATCCCACTTTCGGTCACCGGTTTGCACATCGTTCAGGAACGCCAGAGCCCCACCGATCAGCGCCATCAGCACCGCGAACAGAACTTCCCAGTAAGGTGCCATCTTGGCCATGAATACAGCGATGATCTTCTCAGGCATCTTCTTCATATCCGTGTCCGGTGATCTTTATGCCCGTTGGGCGAGCACTACAGGGGTGGGATCAATGAATTCGCCGGCCGCGTTCTTTATCTCAAGATGGACATGGTTGGTGATTCCCGAATAACGGGTGCCCAGGTCTTGAGCCTTGCCAATCGGCGTTGATTTGCTCACCTGCTGACCCCTCGTAACCATGGGGTCAACGTAAAACACTCGGAATGCATAACCCTGGCTGCTGATCTCAACGTAGCGGTAGCTGAGATCGTCACCGTACGGATAACCAATCTTTGTCACCGTGCCTGCCACTGGCGAACACACAGTGGTCATCGGTTTGCAGTTGAGATCAATGCCCTGGTGTTTCCGAGTGCCACGCGAGGCCCCGAAATGCCCGCAGCCGTGGCCATCACATTTGCGTTCAGACATTTCGTGCAGGTGCATAACGGCCTCCAAAAACAAAAAAGCCCTCACAAGGAGGGCAAGCGGCGTGCTGTGCGAGTCAACACAATCCAACAGAGAGAGTCAGGGCAAGCCCGTAAAACAAAACCCCAGCCATTTCTGACTGGGGTTCTGCGGGCTCTTTGGTGTTCAGCGCGTACTTCTGCGACTGTACGTGAATTAGACTATATCCGTGCATGCATGAAGTCAACCTAATTTAGTTTTGCTCAACCTGCTTTCTGGGAAAGACTACCATCCACCCAGGCTTCACCGCTGCGCAGCAACACCCTCACCTTCTCACGGCTCATGTGTACATCCAGGCCGATCATGCTGTAATCCCAGCGCCGCACGTAATAGTTCACCAGCACCTTGCCCAAACAGGGCTCACGGTGCTTCAGGCTGGCCACAGCCCTGTCCACCGCCAGAGCTTCATCATCCGGCACGGTGCAGCCACCATAGGCCGCAGACAGCTTAACAGCCGAATAGCCAAGACTGGGGCCACCACTGCGCACCCACTCACCCCATTCCTGTAACCGGTTTTTGGTGTCTTCCAGCATTTCAGAACTCCTGTTTTCCCGTTTTTTATGAATATTCAGGGTTTATTCAGGGTTCAATCACAACCCTGTATAAAACTAGCCTTACTCCTGCAAGGGCTTTACAGGGTTTACAGGGTTTGCATGGTTATTTTCTCACGCGCGGGAATTTTTTCAGAACAACACACATTCAAGAAATTTCAAATTTATACGCACACGCGCGCGATAGACCCTGTAAACCCTGTAAACCCTGTAAATCCCTTCTGCCACATGGCCTGAACGTATACAGGGTTAAAAACCTTCGATTGCAAACCCTGTAAAATCATCGGCAAATCAACCCCCAAGCTCTGCCACCTGTCGCGAAAACTCGCTCTCATACTCCGCGAGCTCTTCAGCCATCGGCAGCTCCAAATGGGGATGCCAGGAATCTGGCTCAACCATTGTCATGGTTTTCATACCGCCGCCCGACTTTACCCAGCGCCTCGATTTGGATAGACCCTGTGGCATCGTGCGCAGCAGCATCACCTCAGAAAGCACTTTGGTGCCCTTCTGTTTGCACCACCAGGCATACAGCCGATACAGGCTGGTAGACCTGCAAGGCATCACCTTCACCGGCAACACCCCTTCAAGCCACTCCTGATAGAAGGCGTCAACACCTACACCCTTGCTCGATCCCACCAGCGTAATCGCCTTAACCAACTTTTCCTGCGAGACACCTAACTGCCTGGCAACCGCACCAACGTTTACCGGCTGACCATCTACTGAAATCAAAACGCTCTTATCCGCCATACTCATTACTCCTCATCACCATCGTTCAACCGTGCCCGGAACTCTCGGACACAATCACCAAGCCAATCCATCTCGGCCACGTTATCAGGCTTTTCACAGCCGTCTGGAATGAAGAATGTACCTAATTTATGGCCCGCCTTGGTTAGCCGGTAAGACTTGCGGGCCTTGAATATTCGGCTGGAGTAGATCGTAATCAGCTTGGTTTCGCTGAGCGGCCGGTTTCCGGTTGATTTACACCAGGCCTGATACACGTGGTATAGATCTCTGGTAAGGCACGGCCCGAAAGGAATATCTGTCTCACCCCGCTTCCACTCCTGATAAAACACCTCAAACCCCGGCAAAGAGAAATCAATAATTCGTTGCCTGGCGGTGGTGTCTAATGGCTTGGTATGCGGGTTAAAGTCACCCAGGGGGTAATCCAGCAGAAACTGGTAGAACGCGGCCGGGCCGCCGTTGTCGAGCTCCAGGCTTACCATATGCTGCAACTCAGCGTTGAGTGTTCGCCTGGGCCACACCACCAGAAAACGGCGGTCTGAAGGCTCTAGGGGGAACGGCTGTATTTCATTACTCAGGAACACGCCGTTCATGTGGTTGGCCTCCTCCCAGCCGGACACGAACTTACGCTCAATCCGCTGGGTGGTACCGGTAATCATGTGTTTGATGGTGCCCATCTGGTTGTGCTTCTCCGTGCGGGAAAGCACTTCCTCAAACACCGCATACAGCAACCGGCTACGCCAGTCTGTGTACTGGGACTCCAGCTGATGCTGGCCAAGGATCGCCGCGTACCGGCCATAGATGGTGGTCATCACCCGCCCGAAGAACAGGGATTTACCACTGCCCTGAATGTCCGAATGGAACAGCAGCGCCGTATCCAGCTTGGCACCTACATGCTGCAAGGGGTACGCCAGCCAGCGCAGCACCCAATCCAGCACATCATCATCGCCGTTACAAAGGTGCCGCAGCAGCTCCAGAATGCCCACGCAGCGGGAATAGGAATCTGCCCTGGCCAGCTCATCCGGTGCCAGGGGAATGCCGATAAAGGTGTTGATGGTTTTTTCAGGGTCTGCCTGCTGGGTAGGGTCGAAAACAATGTCTTCCTGGAAGCGAAACTCACGGCGCGGGTGTTCGTTCCAGCGGCTGAAATCATTGGGCATCAGCGCTTTCAGAGCTTCAAGCGTTACCACATCCTGGTACTGCCTGTCCCACACGTTCTTGGTGGGGTAGATGTACACAAACCGGGACAGCATCTTTTCCAGCGGGTCATTGCTGTTGGCCTGCTGTTCCTGCCCGTTCACCTCCACCCAGGTGGTGGTTTTCCGGTGCTCATGGTTCAGCCAGGCGTTGAACACCTTGGCGCCCAGCGTGGCCTTCATGCCCGCCTGCTTGTACACCTTCTTACTGTACTGGTCGAAAACCTTGGTTTCCCCATGGATCAGCGCATAGCGCTTGAGGGCATTCTGAAGTGGGTCTGCCTCCCCCGCACCCCCAGTATCAGAGGGGGCCGGGGGAGATTCAGGGGGTTGTTCAGTATTCACCGGGCCAGCCTTTACGGCCTGCATAACCTGCTCGCGCACTGCCTCAAGGCCTTGCGCCTTATGAAGATCGTTAAAATCAGTCAGCGCCATGGGCAACCTCCGGGAACTTCGGCAGCACCCACACACCGCCAACGGCCTTGGCTGCTGCCTGGGCTTTATCCCGGCCCGGGTTCTTGCCTTGCTCCTGTTCGGTTTGCCAGTCGTCATCCCCGGCAACGCAAATCAGCGCATTGGGCATAAACTTGCGCAGCGCCCGCACCACCGGCACCAGGTTACCGGCATCAAACGCTACCGCCACTGGCAGGCCCGTAGCCATATGCACACTGGCACCGGTGGCGTAGCCTTCCACAACCACCACCGGGCACTCCGCTTGCGGCACGGCTGTAAGCCAGTGGAACGAACCTTCTTTCGGCGTACCAGTCAGAAACTTCTTCTCGCCATCCGCATCGATAAACTGAACGCTCACCAAATCCAGCGCGAACAGCTCCGGGCCATCGCTGGCCACCGGCTTATAGAGCGGCACCACCACACTGCCACGGCTAAAACGCACCCCAAACGGGGCCACGGCCTTGGCCGCCAGGTACTGGCTGGGCCCCTCTTCCGGCAGCTTGCCCCATATCCGTTGCGCCCGCTCTTTACACTGGCGGGCAGCGGCCTCTGCTTCTTTGCGGGCTTTCTCCTGGGCTTGCTTGCGCCGCTTTTCGTATTCCGCCCTGTCTGCCTCCGTCAGTGAGCCAGCGGGCATACCAATCTTGCGCTTCTCATCCGCCTTGTAATTGCCAAAGGCACCCGCCAGGCCAATGCCGCCAGAGCTCAACCGGAACTCATGCACCACATACCAGCCAGACTGCTTTTTGCCTTTATCCGCACGGGGGAAACAAACAGGAACCCGGACCAACTTGCCGGACGTATCGAGGGAATCGACCAACAGGCCGAGGTCACGCATTTGAGAGAGCACCGCATCAATGTCCATGGCGGCCTCCAGGAACAGGTATAAATCGCATGGAAAGAGCCCTTCTATCCAGTATCCGCGTGGTTACTTATGCCACTGATTGTTTTGTTTCAGTATTTGGAGCAGGCCCGAACACATCTGGCCGCATGTCGTAGCGGGTTACATCGCCGCCACATGCTGTTTCCAGCGGAATACAGTGTTCGGATGGCACCCGCTTCCAGCAATTAAGGGCAGGCGGAGTGATGCCGCAGATAGTGGCAATTTGGCGCTTTGTCTTTATGTCTGGATGGGCGGTCAGCTTGTCGAATATCTGGTTAAGGGTCATCGCTCCGGTCTCACAAACTTAATTTAATTAAGTCGAGCTTAACCCCGTTGCTGGGCAATGACAAGGTTAGAATTTAACGTTGCGCCATGGACACACATGAAGGTTTTCTTAATCGGCTTAATGAAGCCATCAAAGACGGCGACGCCAAGCAGGTTCGCATCGCGGAATACTGTGACGTTTCAGAACAGGCAGTAGCCCGCTGGAAACGAACCGGCCAGATCAGCAAGCCGAACCTATTCTCACTGAGTGAAATCAGTGGGTACCGCTATTTGTGGATCAAGAACGGCACCGGCGCCAAGCGCATTGCCTCTATCTCTGAGAACCGCCGCGAGTACATGGAAGCGGAAAACGCCAAGGTTTACTACGCGCGGGACACAGAGAACGAATCCAACGAAGTGGAACAGCTGATTGAGTCTATTCGAAAGGCCTATGCCACCAAGGTACTCTCCGATCAGTCGGTAACCCACCTTACGAACTTTATCAAGACGCTGACCAATAGGTAGTAGCGAACCGCACAAACCGCCGGGAGAGAATATGGAGTTTCTTACCGCACTTATCCTACTGCTAGTTTTTGGAGCAATCTTCGGAGCCAAAAAGGGAAAGCGCTCCAGGCGAAAAAAGAGACCATCAAGCAGAACCACCAGCTCAAAATCAACAGCGCCAACTAAGCGCACCGCAGCCAGACGACCAAAAAACTTACCACCGTCCGAAACCGAACTGCTACTGCAACAAGCTATCGAAACGGGAGAGGTTTTAACCGTAGCCTACGAGGGCGGAACTCAGCCAGGTACCACCAGACAGATCCATCCGATCAAACTGCACAACGATAAAGTGCGGGCATACTGCTACTCATCAAAAGCAGAGAAAGACTTCTTTATAGCGAAAATCAAACCACAACCAGCCGGCACCCAAACATCCTATGAAGACCTTGCAGCTGATGGATCTTTGGATTCTATCGAAGTGTTCAAATCAGCATACCTGTATAGATTTAAAGCCCGCGGCTGGACGATTGACCACACTGATGAATGCATAAAGCTGTTTGATCACTTCAAAAACAAAAAGCCGAGGAAGACTCCAGCACTATCCCTATCCTCTGAGCCAACGTTCAGCGAGATCGACTGGCTCTCAGAAGACGAAAGAAAAATCACCCACCAACGCTTGAAGCCATGGAGCGTATCAACTCGAAACGGATCATCACAATTCTCAAGCCTGCAAAGGGCACTCGCGAAATTTATCATCCTAGAGCGCCAGCTATCCCCTACCCCTGAGTAACGTAATTAAGTTTTTCTAAATTTGCTTGACTAACCCCTAAATCAGGGTTAAGTTCACCTTAATCTTAATCTAATTAAGGTGCACTAAATGCAAACCTTCACCGCCACAGAATTCACAGCCTGCAACCTGAACCATCGGTTTACCAGTGCCGAGCTGGAAACACTCGCGTGGATGGCCGAAGGCAAAGAGAACAGCGCCATTGGCCTGCTACGCGGCCACGGCGAACCCGGCGCCAAAAAGCTGGTGTCGTCTGTTCTCCACAAACTCGACTGCAACAACCGGTGCCTGGCCGTGGCCCGCGCCTTCGCCACCGGTTACCTGAAAGCCGCCAAGGCTGCCAAGCAATCCACCCTGCAAGCCATTGCCGCCCTGCTGATCATCGTCAGCGGTGTTTCCGCTGGCACAGGCAGTGGTGATTCATTCCTGCGCACAGCCAGCAGCCGCAGCCAGAGTGCCCACCGGGTGCGCTGGGAAGAAGTGCTGCCGGGCAACCATGGGGGTGCAGCATGAGCCAGCAAACCACCCCGCTGCACGAAGCCGCCCGCATGCTCAACCTTGGCCCGCAGAAGCTCTACCGCGCCCTGCGCGCCCGCAAGGTACTGAATAACAACAACCTGCCCTACCGCTGCTACGTACAGCGCGGGCTGTTTACCAGCGAACTCAAGCAGTACGAGCACCCCACCCTTGGCCCAAAGCTGTACGCCACACCCCACGTTACCGACGAGGGCATCAAGTGGCTTGCCAGGGAATTTGAAGTGGAAATCACACAAGCCAACAACCAAGCAGCAGGAGCCGCGCACTAATGCACTCAGAAACACTCCCAACCTCAAAACAACTACTCGCCAGCTGGGCCCGCATCTGGCAGCAGAAGCTTAACGGCAAGCCGGATGACATCAAGCAGGCCATCGGCAGCCACGTGAAGTTGTTCCCAAAGGGCAACCACTCCGAAGTGGAAGCCCGCACCAAACGCACCATTGCGGCCCACAGCGGAGACCCGAAAACCATCCGGGCCCTGCTTAACCGCGCCCAGGCCAACCTGCGGAACCTGTAAGGAGAAGGCCCATGGCAACGCTGATCACTACGGAGGACACACCCAGTGCAGTACACCCTAGCGCTACTCATCCTCAGCCTGGCCACGGTCTGGCTGATTGCACACACCAGCACTGAAAGGACGCAAAGCGATGAACTCAAACAAAACCGCATCCGTTGTAAACGCAGCATCAGCTGGCTTGTGTTCCAGCTCCCATGGGGAACCTACCGAATTCCACTCGCAACCCATGAGCAGCTGGAACCAGCATGCCCCGGACAACCGCCTGTCATGGCTCGATCTGAACACACGCCCCGCCGCCGTGCGCCAGGCGCTGATCACCCTGCTCACCGAAGCCATGAACGAAACCAGCGACGCCAAACGCGCCGGCCGCTTTCTGTTGTCCCTATGGAGCCCCGGCCAGTACCCCCTGGACCTGAATGAACTGGGGTTCTTCGAACGGGAACTGAACTTTGCCGTGCGCCACCTCCTGAACTTCATCATCGCCGGCCAGGTGAACATTCGGCAGCTGCTCACCTACAGCGAAATAGAACCGGTGATGGCCGCCTGGGGAGACACCAGCCATGACTGAACACAAAAGCACCGCAGACCTTAGCCGGGAAGAGCTGGAAACGGCGTTTGATGAACTGGCTGTGCATTTTGATAAAGCCGTAGGCCACCTGGAACACGCCACACGCCTGATTGCCAGGCAGGGCCAGCAGTACGCAGAGGCAATGGGCTGGCTGAGAGACATTCGCCATGCAGCTCACGCCAATTCCCCAGACATTGGCCACCGCGAACTGTGCCTGTTGATCAAAGACCAGCGCCGGCGCGCTATCGAGAACAACCCTTGTGTAGAGCGGAATAACCAAGGCACCACGTTCACCATTCAGGTTCCTGGCAAACAGCCTACACAGGAAGAAATGGTCGCAGCAGCTGTGGCGGTGATTCTTGAACAGATGGAGCTCCAGTAATGCCCCGCGCCTGCGTCACCAAAACCCACAACCTGGCAGCGCTGATGCGCCTGTCAGATCTGGAACTCAAGGTAGAGATCCAGGCAGCCGCCGCGGCTGACCCCCTACAGGCCCTGCACCTGTGCCACGAACTGCTTGCCGCCCAGCAGTATTACCCCACCCGCCGGGGCCTCAGTGCACTGGTGGGCCGGGAGGTAGAGAGGATCGGCAAACAACTCACTCACCAACCGGAGATAGCCCAGTGAGCAACAGCAACCGGGGCACAGACCTGCCCCAATTCATCAACGATCTGGACGGTGGAGTATTCGCCGAGAAGGTATCCCGAGCGCTGAGCGACGTAGCCGCCGGCGTGGTGGATTTCGACGACAAAGGCGAACTCACCATCAAGCTCAAGTTGGCCCGCATTGGCAACAGCTACCGCGTAGGCATCAAACACGCCCTGATCTACAAGGTGCCGGAAGCCAACGGCAGTTACACCCAGGAGAACACCACCGAAAGCGTGATGCACGTGAACGCCGGTGGCCGCATGAGCATGTTCCCCGAAAACCAGCACCAGATGTTCGGCAAGCGGGGCGAAACCCTCCCACACGAAGACGACAAGGAATAACCGATGACCACCGAATTACTGAACGACAGCAGCGCCCTGCACGAATACACCAAAGCCGTGCAGGCAACCGAAATTCAGGCCTTCATCCAGCAGCAAACGAACGATACCGCCGTAGCCCTGCCAGAAGGCGTGAAGATTGCCGATCTGGAACAGTACCTGGAAAACCGCCGCCGGTACCGGGGCACCATGAAAACCAACCTGATTGGCGAGTTCGTGGAGTTCGTAACCAGCACCATCGACGGCTACAGCGCCTACACCGGCGATAACTTCCCCTGCTTCATCGACCCCCAGGCCATGCGCGCCATCGCATTCTTCAACCTGGGCGACATAGACAACCCCGGCCACGGAGACCACCAGGCAAAACTCAGCCTGCAGAAAACCGAAGCCTTCCAGGAACTGCTGGGCATCAACGGCAAACGCTTTGACCAACGCCAGCTGGCCGAATGGCTGGAAGACTGGATTGACCACCTGCAAACCTTCGCCGAAGACGGCACCAAAGAGCTGTCACTGGCTGCATCCGTGGCCGCCATCCGCCGAATCACCATCGGCACCAATGCCGAAACCACCCGGGAAGAAAAAACCTTCGGCACTCGCCAAAGCGCCATGGCGGAAGTAGAGGCCAAGCACAAAGACCAACTGCCCGCCTTCCTGAAATTCACCTGCGAACCCTACCAAGGCCTGCAGGAACGCACCTTCACCGTGCGCCTGAGCCTGATCACCGGCGAAAAGCCCCAGATCAGCGCCCGCATCGTGCGCTTGGAAACCGCCCAGGAAGACATGGCCAAAGAGCTGGAAGAGAAACTGCGCTCCGGCTTTGAGGATTCCGAAGTTCGCACCTTTGTAGGCGAGTTCGACCACCGGTAACCCACGCGCCCCACGGGGCGCATCCGAGAGGGTTCTGCACCAGAGCTCTGCCGGATGCACACAAGGAGAACAGCATGAACGTAAAACAACTAGCCGCAGACATGGCCCGGTTCTGGTTACAGGACAACGCCATCATCATCGACACCGAAACCACAGGCCTCGGCAACAAAGATGAGATTGTTGAAATCAGCGCCCTCGACTGCGAAGGCAACGTGCTGCTGGACACCCTGGTAAGGCCACTGGGTGACATCAGCTTTGAAGCCCAGCGCGTGCACGGCATTACCCTACAAGACACCGCCGGCGCACCCACCTTCGACCAGGTGCTGCCAGACCTCACAGGCATCATCCACAACCGAACCGTGGTGATGTTCAACGCCAACTTCGACAGCCGGCTGATAGACCAAAGCGCCCGCCTGCACGGCCAATACGCACCCCGCATGAGCGCCCACTGTGCCATGCACAACTACGCCCGATTCCACGGCCAATGGGATCAAAACCGCGAACAGTGGAAATGGCAATCACTGGAAAACGCCGCCTGGCAAATGAACATCCAGGTAGCCGGCAACGCCCACCGCGCGCTCACCGACTGCCGAACCACCCTGGCACTAATCCAAGCCATGGCCGCCTACCAACCGGTAGTGGCTTAACTCAGGAGCTTGCACCATGGAAACCACCCCAGAAAAGGCCAACGTGCAACAAATGGCAGCCGGCCTGCACGAAAAAGCCTGCGAAATACTGAGGCTCAGCGCCCTGATCTCTGAACTAGGCCTGGCCCATACCTTTGTAGACATGAGTGGCCACGTGCGCCGCTTTACCGCCAGAGCCCTGCCAGCGGACACCCAATACAACAGTGGCAACGGCTACTCCTATCTCAACAAGGTGGATGTCAGCCTGGAATTCGAAGACCTGTACCCAGACAACCCGCCGAAAATCTACCACCGGAGACTGGCCAAGCTCTCCGAGTACGCCGACTGGCTGAAGCAAGTTCTGGCGGAGGGCAAAGTCCTGAAAACCGAGGAGCATGCAGCGTGATCACCACCCGCCTCAACCGCCTCATCCAGGCCTACCGGATCGCCAAGACCCTGATCGGAGACGCCAACCGTGGCCGGGCCATTCCCGGCGCGGTGTTCCGCTGGTGCCACAAAGTACGCCAGGCGGTATGGGCGGAAATCGAACTGGTGGTTAACCACCTCAACCCCACCAACAAAAACACAGTGGAGAACCAGCCCATGGCCACCGAAACCGGAGAAAGCCTGTCAGCCCCCGGCAAGCGCGCAGACGACCGAGCCATGAAAGCCGTCATCAGTGCCCTGCAGGACGGCGCACACCTGCGCATTCACACAACCATTCGCCGCGCAGCCATCGAAGGCCTGCCCGCGAAGGACTCAAGGAACGGCCGCACCATCAGCGCCAACCGCTGCAAACGGCTGGCCCGGGAAGGCGTGATCACCGAAGTGGCCATGGACCGCTACGCCATGAACCCGGATTTTGAATTGAAAACCCAAACCACCATCGGAGAAATGCAATGAACAAGCTGAACATCCAAACACCAGACAAGGCGTTTTCCATCAGCCTAGACAACAACGACCTGTCCATCATCGTCAACCCGGTTTCTGAGCCACAGGCAAAGAAGGCAGAGCAGCAGCTGGAGTGGAGCCAAACCCTGTTGGATGGTGAAGCCGTCACCCTGAGCGAAGCCGAAGAAGCCGTTGCCAAACTCGGCGAAGGCTGGCGCCTGCCCACCAGGCAGGAACTGGAAAGCCTGCTGGACCTGTCCCGCCACGATCCGGCCATCGACACCAGCAAATACCCTGATACCAAAAGCTGCGCCTACTGGACCAGCACACCCTGCGCCTGGAATAACGCCGCCCGCTGGGTGGTCTTTTTCCTCCTCGGCGGTGTCGACGCCGACCTCCGCGGCTACGGCGCCTGCGTGCGGGCGGTTCGTGCCGGTCAGTAGTTTCTGATTTTTCTGCAACCCAAACCCAAGGAGAACACCCATGCCACGCTTCATAGACAACGGCGACAACACCATCACCGACACCAAAACCAGCCTTATCTGGACCAAGAACACCATTGCCAAAGATGTAGAGCACGAGGCAGCTGAAAAAGCCGTAGCCGATCTGGATGGCAGCTGGCGCCTTCCAACCATCGAAGAGCTGCGAGAGCTGATCGACTACACGAAACGCGGGCCAGCCATCGATACAGAAGCCTTCCCAGACACAGAAAGTGACTGGTACTGGACCAGCACACCGGTCGCCGGTTACGAAGACGCCGCCCGCTGGGTGGTCTATTTCAGCAACGGCAATGTCCACGGCCTCCGCTACTACGACGCCTGCGTGCGGGCGGTTCGTGCCGGTCAGTAATTTCTGATTTTTGAGGTAATCCCGTGACAACCAACCAGCTGCCAGAAATCGCGAAAAAAGCCGAGCGCCTGCTTGTCGACATTGAGCAGGTTGTTCGCGGGTTCGTTCGGTACCACAAGTACACCCTTGGTACCGATCTCAGAACCCAGGCCATGGCCATCGTTCGCCTTTGCCATCGCGCCTGGCGTGATCGAAGTCGGCAGTTGCATTGGGTGTCTGAACTTGTATGGGCCATCGATGAGCTGAAGCTCTCTCTGCAGCTGGGCAGCCAGCTCAAGGCCTTCAAAAACTTCTCCCAATTTGAACGCCTGATCCGGGCCACCGAAGACGTAGGCCGCAGCGCCGGCGGCTGGAAAAGGCAGCTACACCGAAAGGGCCAGAATTCCGGTACCAACACCAACCGGGAGCGCGCCCAGATACTGAGTGGCCAGGCCACCTCCACCAGAGGGGTTAACCCATGACAAACCCGCGCTACCAGCAAGGATGCACGGGCCCGTTGCAAGAGCCTGGCAAGAACGCCGCCCGCTGGGTGGTCAATTTCAACAACGGCAATGTCAACGACAACAACCGCAACAACAACGCCTGCGTGCGGGCGGTTCGTGCCGGTGAGTATCACGGTGGGGGAGAAGTCACCCTGCAGGCGCTACACACAGCCTGGCTAGCCGCCCGAAAGGGCAAGCAACCCAGCCGAAACCAGCTGACGTTTGATGCCCGCTGGGCAGACAACCTGATCCAGCTCCAGGAGCTGATCAACACCGGCCGGTGGCAACCGCGCCCCAGCGCCTGCTTTGTCGCCGAAAGGCCCAAGGCCCGCGAAATTCATGCCCCCGACTTTGCAGACCGCGTTGTACACCATTGGCTGGTACCGCAATTAGAGGCCATCTGGGAGCCCAAATTCATTCACGACAGCTACGCCAACCGCCGTGGCAAAGGCAGCCATGCCGCCGTAGAGCGCCTGCAGACTTTCGTCCGCCAGGTACACAGCGGCCAGAACGGTGGCTGGTACCTGCAACTGGACATCCATAATTTTTTCAACTCCATCCACCGCCCAACGCTGTGGAAGATGGTAAAGCGCAGCCTGGAGAACGCCACAGCAACAAACACCGTGCTTCAGGTAACCCATGCCCTACTCCGGCGCCACCCACTGCACCCGGGCGTGCACCATCACAGCACCCAGGCCGAGCGCAACCTGGTACCGAAACACAAACGCCTTGAGAACACTGGGGCCGCTTGTGGTTTACCCATTGGCAACCTTAGTTCCCAGTTTTTCGCCAATGTTTATCTGGACAAGCTGGACCAGTTCGTAAAGCACACCCTCAAGGCCCGCCGATATCTGCGCTACGTGGACGACTTAGTTATCGTTCACCACGACAGGCAACAACTGGAAACCTGGCTTAATGAAATCCAGAGCTTCATCGCCCTCGAACTGCGTCTAAGCCTGAAACCAGATATCCGCCTGAAGCCACTGACAGATGGTATCGACTTCCTGGGCTACGTAGTGCGCCCAACCCACACCCTGGTGCGCAAGCGGGTAGTAACCCACGCCAAGGAAACCCTGGGGCAATGGCAACAACGCCACGTTACAGGCAACCAGATCACCGCCACACCGGCACAGCTCAGAAACATTCAGGCCGTGGCAGCCAGCTTCAATGGCCATTGCCGCCACGCCAACACCCACCGCCTGCAGGCTGCCATGAACCAGCAGTTCCCCTGGCTGAACGCCGCCACCAGGCGCAGAAAGTTTCACCACCAACTGGAAGGCTGGGCAATCACCATACCGGTGATCGCAGCCCAGAACATCAAGCGAGAAGCAATATGACCAACCCATCAACAGAAAAGCCCTGCCCCTTCTGCAACGGCAAAGACCTGGACCCGAACCGCTGGGGCATGGGTGGTCAATACACCCTCTGCAGAACCTGCGGAGCCTTTGGCCCGGATGCCAGCAGCGGCATCACCTGGAACGACAGGAGTGGCCAAGAGAACAAGGGAGAAAAACAGTGAGCAAGGTTGCCGCCATTCGCACCCGCGAATTCAAAACCCAGTACGGACTCAGCTTTGAAGGCGAGATCAACGGCGATCTGTTCGCCGGCGGTGGCGGAGCCAGCACTGGCGAAGAGATGGGCACAGAGCAACCCGTTCACTTCGCCATCAACCACAACCCAGACGCCATCAGCCAGCATGAAGCAAATCACCCGGGCACTCGCCACTATATCAGTGACGTTTTTGAAGTAGACCCCCGCCAAGTTATTGCAGACTTCGACGGCCGCCCGATCGGACACCTGCACGCTTCACCCGACTGCACCCATCACAGCCAGGCCGCCGGCGGGCAGCCCCGCAAGAAAGCAATCCGGTCACTGGCCTGGGTGATAGACAAGTGGGCAGGCCGCGCCCGCCCTCGCATCATCACCATGGAGAACGTTGAACAGATGATGCACTGGTCACCACTGGTGGCGAAACGCTGCCCGAAGACCGGCCGAGTGATCAAACTGGACCGCACCGTTGCGGCGCCAGGTGAACGGGTACCGGTGCAGGATCAATACCTGGTGCCGGACAAAGGCCGCAAAGGCCACAACTGGCAGCACTTCATTAATGGCCTGCGGGCCATGGGCTACAAAGTGCAGTGGCGAACCCTCCGCGCCTGCGACTACGGCGCCGGCACAACCCGTGAACGATTGTTCTTGATTGCTCGATGCGACGGCCAACCCATCACATGGCCGAAACCAACCCACGCCCAGCACCCGAAAACGGGCCAAAAAAAGTGGGTAACCGCAGCAGACAGCATCGACTGGCGCATTCCGGTACCCAGCATCTTTACCCGCAAGCGGCCGCTGGCAGACAACACCCTCCGCCGGATTGCCAAAGGCATTCATAAGTTCGTGCTGACAGAAGCAGATCCGTTCATCGTGCCCATTGCCAACTATGGCTCTGGCGATTCTGTGCACTCAGTAAAGGAGCCGCTGCGCACGATTACAGCCTGGCCGAAGGGCGGCACTTTCTCTCTGGTGGCACCCACCATCGTATCCGTTGCCCACGGAGATAGCGGCGGCCGCAGAGAATACCCAATAGATCAGCCGCTGGGCACTATCCTAGCCGGCGGCGCCACCCACGCTGTTGCAACAGCCTACATGGCCCAGATGAATGGCGGCTTTAACGTTACGCCGGGCCACGACCTACGAAAGCCAATGTCGACCATCACCAACCGTGGCAGCCAGCAACAGTTGGTGACCGCGTTTATGGCAACACTGCGCAATAACTGCGTAGGCCGCAGCGCCAACAGCCCATTGCCCACCATCACCGCCGGCGCAGAGCACCACGCCCTGGTTGAATGCACACTGTCACCAGAACAGGAAGCCGGCGCCCTGCGCGTGGCCGCATTCCTGATGCACTACTACAGCGAAGGCGGCCAATGGGGCGACCTGCGCAAGCCCATGGGCACCATCACCACCAAAGACCGCTTGGCGCTCGTCACCGTCACAATCAAAGGCCAGCCGTTCGTCATCGTAGATATCGGCCTGCGCATGCTCACCCCGCGCGAGCTCTACAACGCCCAGGGCTTCCCGGCCAGTTACATCATCGACCACGGCGCCGATGGCCGCCGATTCAGCAAAAGCAAGCAGGTGCTTTTCGTTGGCAATTCGGTAAGCCCACCGCCCATGGCCGCCCTATGCCGCGAAATCCACCGGCCGGCGCAAATTCAGCAACATGTTGTAGGAGGTAATTGATGGAAAGCTTTATTGCTGAACCCTTCCTACAAATGCCCGCTGCCTGCCTCAGCTGCATTCACTACCAGCACAAGGGTTTTGACCACGACAGCCACTGCCCTTTTGGCAGCGACGAGATAGGCCGACCCCACACCCGCACCCATTACGGAACCTGCAGCAAACACCGCTGTGAGGTGTTCGGCACCCAAATCTGCAACGGCTACGAGTGCGATCCACAGATATTAAGCTTTCCCGTAGCAAACCGGCCAGAACCAAGAACCCCAATACAGGAGAGATTATTGTGACTTCCGAAGAGAACCGCCCAGGGCCTCGCAAAGAGCAGTGGGACTACCGCGTGTACCTGAAATGGGCAGAGTCCGTCATCGAAAAGCTTGACCCCCATGGTATCGGAATCTATCCGGAAGACCTGGCCAAAGAAGCCAGGGCGTTACCAACCGCTCCAGGTGGTGAGTTGGAGCAGGTGGCGGACTGGGGTAACAGGCAAACGGATACGTATGACGGCTGGATAAACGAACTATTAACGCTGGCCGATCACCCCGAAAAAATCCCCGGTTTTGCCCGTAACGCAATGCGCGTTATTGCCAAGGGCCTGGCCAACACCCACCCCCAGCCCGTCCAGCAAGGGAATGTGCCGGATTATCCCGGCAATTGCTTTGACCTTGGCTTCCAGTGGCACCGAATGCTACAAGGGCATGTTTTTGATGGTCGAGACGTTTGCCGGACAATGCAAGCGGAGTTTTTTGACGGCTACGGAGTAAACCCCAGTGTTGTCGATGGATTTGCCGGTAAAGAGGCTGCAACAGTGCAGGCAAAAGCGGAGATTATGCGGGCGCTTAATAATAAGTATGCCCGGCCAGGGAGTGTGCCGGAGGGGTGGCGAGAGTGTCTGACAGAAATGGTGCAGGCAATGCACGACTACGAAATGAGCGTTGACGAGGACGCGCCATACAAGCACAGGGCAATGATGGATCGCGCTCACGCCCTGCTGTCTGCCACACCCCAGCCACAGGGTGATGGGTGCGAATGGCATAGTGACGATAATGGTTGCTGGATGAGTCAGTGTGGCAAGGAATGGTACTTCGAGGACGGTGGGCCAGAAGACAACGGCATGAACTACTGCGTTAAGTGCGGGAAACAATGCATTGAGATCGGAAGTTCAGAGGATGGAGGCGAGGGCTATGACAACGCTATGTGATTCATCCGGCTTAAAGCGCCCACAGCCGCAAGTAGAGCAGGAGGGCAAAGGCGATGAGTGACTTCACCCAACTCCCAAAACAGATAGCCAGCTGCATGCAGCGCGCCGGCGCACCTTTGTCAGAAGACCAGCGCCTTCTACTGGTTGGCTACTTGGCACCTTTCCAGCAAGAACTGGAGCAAAGCAAATCTGGACACGCCGAGAAAATCTCAAGCCTGCAAATCGACCTGGTGAAGTCATCATCCCAAATATTGGAGATGGCCAGCTGCCTGGCTGAATGTCTGGACGACATCAACCAAGCCATAAACGCAACAATGCGATCTGGAAATGGCGGGAAACTCTGGGTAGACGGCAGGGAACTCTCGACTCATCAGGTGGCAGATCGACTTGAAAACCTGATGATAAAGCGGGACCGAATCCTTAAAGCCCTGCACCCGCTCAGAGAACACAAGCAATGCACCTACCCCAGCTGCAACTGCCCCTTCGACAAAGGCCAGGACGACCCGTGCCTGAAAAACCTGCCCTTAAATCGCAAGTAGCAAGGTGACCACTATGGCCAAACTGAAATCACTGGAAAAATGGCGAGAAGAAACCTTCGAAGAACCTGGCCCATCAATGCGCGTTGTTTACAAATGGGCCAACGAAGGCCACATTCCAGGTGCGCGCAAAATCGGCGGGCTCTGGTTTGTAGATCCGGATAAGATTAAACAGACCACCGGCAACCCACTGGTAGACAAGGTACTGCAGGCAAGCTAATGGCACCCAGAAGGCGACTCAAAAAGAACAAAGACCTGGTGGCAAACCTGTACGCCAACGTGAAAAACGGCGTCACGTATTACCAATACCGGCACCCGGGCACCGGCCAGTTCCACGCCATGGGCACCAACAAGCTGGAAGCCCAGGCCAACGCGCGCCAGCTCAACCACATTCTGGTAAAAGAGAGAGACCTGGTTGGCGAAGTGCTGGGCACCGCCGGCAAAGACATCAATCACCTGATCGGCCGGTACCGGAAGGAACTGCTGCCCACCAAGCGCCTGGCAGATGGCACCCAGAAAATTCTGGAATACCGCCTCAACCGAATTGACCGGGATATCGGCACCAAACAGATTGACGAAGTAGACGTTCAAACCATCGCCAAGTATCTGGATGACAACTTCGAGCGCGACGCCTACATCAAACACCGCGCCACGCTGATCGACCTGTTCCGCTTTGCCATCATGAAAGGCCTCTACCCTGCCGATATCGGCAACCCGGCAGAAATCACCTACGCCAAATCCGAATACGAAAAGAACCGCCACCGGCTCACGCTGGAACAGTTCTGGGAAATCCACGCCCAGGCAGAACCGTGGATGCAGCACGCCATGGAAATTGCACTCATCACCCTGCAGGGCCGCGCCGAAGTCATCAACATGAAGTTCGCGGATTATAAAGACCAGGTGCTGCGAGTCATCCGCCAGAAATCCAGCAAGCACGAACACTCACACCTGATGATCCACTGCCCACAGCTGGAAGAGATCATCACCAAAGCCAGGCAATCCAACGTACCCAGCCCCTACATCATCCACCGCCGGCCAGTGCGTAAGGTGGAAGCCGAAGGCCGGGACCACTGGACCAAGCTCACCCCCAACACCTTCACCGCCGAGTTCCGCAAAACCCGGGACAAGTGCGAATCCTTCAAAGGAATGCCCAGGGAACACCGCCCCACATTCCACGAAATCCGCGCGCTGGGCTCATGGCTCTACAAGCAACAGGGCTACGACAACGAAACTTACATCCAGCCGCTCATGGCTCACGCTGATCCGAAGATGACGGAGCATTACCAGCAGGGTCATCAGCGGGAGTGGGTGCGGGTTGAGGCTGGGTTGGTGATCAAACAGGCACAAAAGTAG